TCCACCAAATAAGTGTACTAAACAAGCATTAACTCATATTAATAAATTTAAATACCAAAGTGTTAAACAAAATCTAGATACAATTAAACGAGCATTAGTATCAGGATTCCCAGTAATCATTGGTGTTGCAGTATTTGAGTCTTTCCAATCTAGAGAATCAATGAAAACAGGTGATATTCAAATGCCAAATGTATATAGAGAAGAATTACTTGGCGGTCATTGTATCGATTTAATCTCGTTTGACGATTCAACCCAACGCTTTGGTTTTCAAAATTCATGGGGTGAAGGTGTCGGAAACAAGGGATACTTTACAATTCCATATGAATATATTTGTGATAAAGAATTAGCAGGAGATTTTTGGATTATTAATTTCTGGGCATAATAAATATTTTTTGTCAAAGTTAAAAAATAAAAATGATTAATATAATTAAATTACTTTTTTAATTATGTTTAGAGGAAATTGGAAGACAGAATCAACATATAAAGTTGAAGAAATTGTAAGTTATAATGAGAAATACTTTATATGTATTAAACAACACCATTCAGATACAGTAACTCATCCAGTACAAAGTGACCTTTATTGGATGTATATTGATACAAAATTCTTATCCAATGTCAAAATCAAACCATCAAAGCCAAAACCAATTCGTCCCAAACTCAGAATGCCTCAAGCGATTAAATCGAATGGTGATTTTAAAATAATAATAGAAACATTAGAAAATTCAATTGAACAAGAATTAGAACCAGAAATTACACCAGAACAATCAAAATTAAAGAGAAAATTAAGTCAAGTGGAAAATGAGATTACACAGTATAAAAAGTCAAAATCCAATGAACTTGACCTAGATGATATTAAAAATCAAATTTTATTATTAGACGTTGATATCAAAACAAAATCTTTTATTTTAGACAAATTCAATAATTTATCACCACCACCTAGTTCAGATTATTCAAAAGGAATAGCATGGATTAAAACAGTATTAGACATTCCATTTAATAAATACCAACCATTTAATATTAGTAAATCGCATTCATCAGGAGAATTGAAGATATTTTTTGAAAATATTCAAAGTATATTAGATAAACATATAATTGGATTAGATGAAGTCAAACGGAAAATCATGTCATTTATTGCAAAGAGGATTATTAATCCAGATAGTAAAGGGAATGTATTAGCATTACAAGGAACGAGGGGTATTGGTAAAACAAAAATTTTACGATGCTTATCAGAAGCATTGGGTTTACCATTTCATCAAATTAATTTTGGTGGGATGACAGATACGAGTGTTATAACAGGTCATTCCGAGACATATGTTGGATCAAAACCTGGTAAAATCGTAGAATGTTTATCAAATGCAGGAGTAATGAATGGGATTATATATTTAGATGAAATTGATAAAATTTCGCAATCAAAATCAAAAGAGATAAATGGAATTTTAACACATTTATTAGATGAGGAGCAAAATCAAGATTTCCAAGATAATTATTTATCAAATATTCCAATTGATTTATCAAAGATATTTTTTGTATTATCATTTAATGACGAATCAAGCGTATCAGATATAGTATTAGATAGAATGAAAATTATCAATATATCAACACCAACAATGCAAGAAAAACTGAATATAACTATTGAAAAATTATTACCATCTTTAAAAGAAGATTTCAAATTCGATACAAATAATTTGGTAATTGATTTTGATGAAGATCTTATTTTTAAATTGATTAAAAGAGTATCGCGTGAAGATGAGGGAGTGCGAAGAATTAAAAAAGAATTAGATACTATATTTGGAGAAATAAATACAATATACCTTTCAGATACATTTAATAAAAGTTCATTAATATTAACAAAAAATCCAATTACAAATAAAGAAACAATTACTATTACGCAAGCATTTATTAATCATTGTATCCCAGATCAATCCTTGAATGAAACATTTTTATCAATGTACATGTAAATATAAGAGAAAACCAAGGCAAAAAACATTAAGACTTTTTATATTTTTTTTTTTATTGTAAGATATTAAACAAATAAATATTAAATATGTCAGAAATTATTCCAACGTTTTTTCATATGCTAGCAAATATCAAATTATATCATTGGCAAACCTATCATTATCCAAGACACGTAGCTTCTGATAATCTACATGGAGAATTATCAAGTTTAATTGATACATTCATTGAAGTATACATGGGTAAATATAATAGACCAGAATTCAATAATGGTTTCCAAATTTCAGTAGATGAATATTCAACATTATCAGTAAATGAATTATTACAAAAATATACAACTTTTTTACAAGAAAAATTACCAATGTATATTAATAAAAAAGATACTGAATTATTAAATATCAGAGATGAAATGTTAACAATTCTAAATAAAACATTATATTTATTTACATTAGAATAAAATCACTTTTTTACATTTAAATTACTTTTTAATTTAAATTAAATAATTTTTTAATAGTTGATTGGTTAGTTACATTTTGATCGAGTGACTAATTCCTCTAATTGTTTATTCAATTCTGCTAATTGATGTTTTTTATATGCATTCAATTTAATAGTATAGAATTGATAAATTGGGACGACAACCATTGAGCTAACTAACCCAGCTGATAATTGACCTAATGTGGTAAAGAAATGAGTGTAATAAATATTTAGATAATCTTCCATGTTTTTTATTATTAAATAAGTTTTTCTTTAAACTAACTTAAATCAATTAATAAATTTAAAGTTCTTAAAAAAACCACCATTTCTATGATATTTTGTTGGAAAAATTTCGGAAGTATACTCTATAAAATATGTTTTATATATACTTGAAATTAGAGAACTTGTATGATAACCAAGAAATTGATCTAAAAGATCACCCCAAATTAATTTACCATTTTCTTCATATTTAATGGTAATTGACAACCATTCTCTAAATTTATTTTTTTCATATTCAGATTTAATAATTGTAGTTTTTAGTTTTGCTTTCCTAATTCTTGTTTTTGTAGCATTAATTTTATCAATGTTATTTTTGTAATATTTTTTTTTACATTCTTTATATGCATCAGTCTCTTTTCGTCTATGATAACGATCATTTTCTTTCTTTTTAAATTCATCTGTGCTTATATACATTCTGTATTTTTCAGTTTGACGATATTTTTGCTGATGTGTTAGTTTTTCTCCTTGTTGAATTTTTAATTCTTCTAATTTTATAATTTTATCGTCCACTTCTTCTTTTGTATTTTCAGTTAAGTTTTTAATTATTTGAAATTTTTTATCAATTTCATCATCTTCTGTAGTTATATTTTTTAATTCTTCTAATTGTATAATTTTATCATCAACTTCTTCTTTTGTATTTTCGGTTAAGTTTTTAATTCTCTGAAATTCTTCATTAATCTCTTCATCCGTAGTTATATTTTTTAGTTTTGCTAACTCTATTTCAAGTTTTAATCTTTCAATAACAAGATATTCTTTGTCTTTTTTTATATATTCATTTAGTCTTTCTAATTCATCTTGAATTATAGTAATATCATCGATTTCTATCAATTCTGTTTGGATTTTATTATTAAATATTTGTTCCTTTCTATAATTTGTTTTTTTAAGATATTTTTTTAATTCATTTTCAAGCTTGACATTATTTTTAGATTCTATACAGAATATTAATTCTACACTCCCATTAATATCATTACGATGATTTCTGAATCTAGTTTTAATATCATCTGAATTTCCAAATTTATATAATGTATTATTTATTTTAATAATATATACTATACATTTTAGATGATAACTATTTAAAAGAAGATGTTGTTTATCTTTTATAAATCTATTCTGTTGGATTTCTAATTGTAATTTTAAATCAAGTGATTCTTCTGTTATTGTTTCATGTGTTAATTCTTCTAGTTTTATAAAATATTCGTGAATTTCATCTGCCTTTTTAGTATTACTTTTAAGACAGAGCTTTTTAAATGTATGGATAGTTATTAAAACTTTTTCCTTATTATGACCTCCCCTAGTCTCTTGTTTTGCTACCGCAACTTCGGTAGCAAAAATTTCTTTAGTAAAAATTTTGTAATCAATATCTATACTAAAATGTTTTTCTAATACCACTTTACAATGTTCTTTTCTTGAAAATCCTAGCCATTTCCATATATCACCTAATTCAATAACAAAATCTGTTTTAGTATTATAATTTAAATAACAATAAAAACTTGCTATAAATAATTGTTGTTGTGATTCTGTAAAGTTTTCTTGGATTTTTTTAATAAATTTCCCTTGATAATTCTTTGATAATTTGGTAATAGGATTTAGTTCAATTAATTCAACGATATCTAATTTTTGACTTTGCATACTTTTAATATAATTTATCTTTAAATTAAAAATTGAAAAAAAACGCATCAAGTGCAAAATATGACAAAATAGTGATTTTTAAACGGTACTCAAAGTCATAGCCCTAAACTTTACCAAATTAGAAACGAATCCTGCAACATTTGTAGATTTATATTGTACTTGTCCACCAGTAATTGCAAATGTAATCCCTGAATTGTTATCACCAATAAATGAAGTATTGATTACCCAAGTACCATTTTTATTAACACCTTTAATACTGAAATGAGTATATCTATCTAAAGTAGCATCAATTGAGACTGAACAAAGTGCTTCGAAGGATCTTGTAGTTCCAGAAAATAAGAATCCAGTAATATCTGTAAATGTACCAACATTATTTGCTGCTGAAAAAGAGTGTTCTAAAAGATCATTAGCACTAGGAGTAATATCAACTCCATTTACAACTAAACTAGATGCAGATACACTTGATAAAACAGATGGCCCAGTTACATATAATGAACTAGAAGTAATACTGCTACTTACAACATTTGTAACATTTAAATTTGAAATAGAAGTTCCGCTAAGGATACTTCCCCCAGAGACGAATAATGATCCAAGTGTACTTCCACCACTTAAAATACTTCCGCCTGATACAAAGAGAGACCCAATGCTAGATGCTCCTGTGATTAAAACAGATGTCATAGTACTATTAGTTGCAGTTAAAGCAGTAATAAATGCAGATCCAGTTGTACTACTAGTTGCAGTTAAAGCAGTAATCAATGCAGATGCCATTGTACTACTGGTTGCATTTAAAGCAGTGATCAATGCAGATCCGGTTGTACTGGATGTAACATTCAAGTTACTAATTGAAGTGCCATTAAGGATAGATCCGGCTGACACATATAATGAACCAATTGTACTAGACCCTGTGATTAATACAGATGCCATAGTACTATTAGTTGCAGTTAAAGCAGTAATCAATGCAGATCCAGTTGTGCTACTAGTTGCAGTTAAAGCAGTAATCAATGCAGATGCCATTGTACTGGATGTAACATTCAAGTTACTAATTGTTGTATCATTGAGGATAGATCCACCAGAAACAAAGAGAGAACCAATGCTAGATGCTCCTGTAATTAAAACAGATGCCATAGTACTATTAGTTGCAGTTAAAGCAGTAATCAATGCAGATCCAGTCGTACTACTAGTTGCAGTCAAAGCAGTAATCAATGCAGATCCAGTTGTACTCGATGTAACACTTAAGTTGGAAATCGAAGCTGCATTAAGGATACTACCCCCAGATACGAACAGTGATCCAAGAGTAGAACTACCATTAGCAATCAATGTTGTATCAATATATAAATTTGAAATAGTTGTTTCATGTAAAATAGTACCGGATGATACATATAATGAATTAGCAGTAATATTATTTAATAAACTTGAATTTGTTACAACTAAATTAGTGGTAGTAGAACTTCCAATCAATGCATTCGCAATAGTTGCAGAATTAGTAATATTCATATTAGTCACAGATGCTGCATTAAATGCCAAATTAGCAGCACTAATAGAAGTTGCTACGAAATTTCCGATAGTTGCATTAGATGCAAATACAGATCCAGCTTTGATATTTGCAAAATTAGTAGAATTTAAAGCGATTTGAATATCAGTTGCAATAACAGTATATCCGAAAATTAATAAATCTTGTGCTTCATCGTAATATTGTGCTACGAAATTTCTGTTATATAATGCAAAAGTTTCAGCTACAGGTGCTTGTGTAAATGCGGATGATACAGTTGCAGTTAAAGTTGCTCCATTATAAGCAGTAATTTGTCTTACATTTACAACACCTCCCAATGTAACCTTTACCCACCAGTTATTATAAAATCCAGTTACTACACTTGCACCAGCTGGGAATACAATAGTTGAAGTTGATCCTCCATTACTTGCGGCTGTATATTGAACAGGTTCAGATGCACCTACAACATCACCTGATCCAAGGTCATTATCAACTTGATATCTTTGAATTAACACACCTGAATCTCTTGATCCACCTGGTCCAGAATTCAATAAAAGTGTATTATCAGTAATATTTAAAGTGGTTGTATTAATTGAAGTAGTTGTACCATTGACATATAAATTTCCAGTTACAAATGTATCTCCACCAACATGAACGTCTTTTGCAATACCAATACCACCATTAACAACTAATGCACCTGATCCTGATCCAATACTTTGAGTCGTTGAGGTTAAAAATGCATCGTATCCATATAATGTTCCCTGAATAGCTACTCCACCTCCAATAATTAAGGAACCGGAACTTGTATCAGATGATACCGTAGTATCTAAAATAATAATAGATTGTTCGTAATATAATGGACTTGACATTTTTTGATTTCTGTGTTATATATAGTATAAATATAAAAAGAAAAATAAATTAAACTTTTTAACAAAAAGTTTAGACAAAAACTTAAATTTGTCGTATTGTTTTGATCAAAAACTTTTGTTAAAAGTTGTTAGGTCTTGTTTTTGTCGCAACTTTTATAGATTTTTAAAACTTATCTCAATCAAGCTAAAGCTTGCTTTCGACTTGGTAGTTTGGTTAAAAAGTTGTTAGTTACTCTAATGGACGACGAGTCAAACCTGCTTCTGAATATGGAGACATCATCCATGGACTTAAGTTATCATTTTTTGGAATAACAGGTAAACTTCTAATATCATTATATGCAATTTTGTTATTTTGCCCAACTGTATCAATTCCTTGTGCAAATCCTGAAATCAAAAAGTTTTGATCTTGTAAAATTTTGCTGACACTATTATTTGCTTCGTCATATTTTGGCAATAGATCTTGTGCAGTCAAAGGAGAAGTTCCATCTGCAATTTGAGTTAATTTTTGTTGTTCTTGTTGAGTAACATTATATGGTGCTTGATCATCGATAGCAGATGTCAATGGAGATGCATATACCATAGGATCTACTTGCGATACTTGTGGCTGCTGTGACATCATTGCAATATTATCAATTGGTTGTGAAACAAATGGAGCAGATTCAAGTGGGGTATTAGCGATACCTTCACTTTTAGAGTTATTCATAAAGAATAAGACACCCATTACAACAATGATAGCAATAACGATTTGAACCATGTGATTTGTTTTGACTTGATAGACTAAATTAGATAGTGATAGCATTTGTATTATAATATACTTAAATAAAATAAATTATAATAAAAACAATAATTAAAACAACTTTTTAAAAAAAGTTGAGACAAAAAACATTATAACAAAAAATTTTTTATATTTTTTTTACATTAATTAATTGTTTTTTATGGATATGTCGATTTGCACCAATTTTCATTAAGTAGAGTATATTCAAATAATAAATGCAAAGAAAATCCAATTAAAAATATATTAATAGTCATTGGTAAAAAATATGATCTTGTGGTATATATGTTTTTTATGATATAATACCAAAAATAACCACATACTATAGATATTAAACCTATAATAAAAGCCTCAAGTAAAACAGTTTGTATATTTCTCATCTTTGTTTTAAATATAGCAATAAAATTTTTTGTCTAAACTTTTATAGATTTTTAAAACTACCAAGTCGAAAGCAAGCTTTAGCTTGATTGAGATAAGTTTTAAAAATTGATTAAAAAGTTTATTTAATACATTTCCCTTTTTTATTAGTTATTTGTTTTTTAGGAATACCTGTAATACTATTAATCGCCATCAGCAATCCGTCAAATCTATCGTCTATTTTAGAGGTTAAAGTTGGTAACCATTTATCTTTTTGCTCTTGTGAAAACTTATTTTCTAAAAACCAATACCCATATTTTATACTTAAAAATTTACGTCTCGCATAAGCCCCTTTCAATTTACATTCAATTGGTGGACCTGTGTAAGCACGTAATTTCTGCGATGCTCGGACAAATCTTATAGGAATTGTATTTTTAAATAATTCTACAAATTTCCCATACATAATATGACTTATAAAAATCATTTTAGGGTTTACCTTGGGTTGTAATTCTATCAAGATATTTGTCAAAGTTGTAAAAACGGGGTTATTATCATAAATTTCTTGTAATCTTTGTATAAATATCACTGCTATATCTTGTAAAAGGTAATCATCTATACTTTTCTTTTTAAAATTATTTGCTTTAGTTTTGACGATATTTTTAGGGAAATGTGTTTTACATGTATAAATAAATGCGTCTTCATGCTTGTGCTTAAACGTACATTTTCTATTACATACCTTACCATTTTTAAATAAAGATTCGCAATGATAATCATCTGAATCCAGTATATTAAATGTATCCCATAATAATATTTCATAGTCATTATTCATTATACACATAGACAAATGCCTCAAACCTGGATCGATGCAAAGTGTAATCATATATATTAACTTTTTAAAAAAAGTTATGACAAAAACCGCAAGCAAATGACCTTAAAACTTTTTGTAGTTAATCTAATTTTTGTTTAAACTGTTGTCTATTATGCCTTTGTTTTCGTCATAGTTTTTGTCACAACTTACTTTTCGTCAAACAAACTTTAGTTTGTTTGACAGTGTTAAAAAGTTGATTTTTTAGAAAGTTGAACAAACATTTTTTTTAATGCGGAATAATCTGGTTTTTCATCATATTCTAAATTTTTGACATATTCCATATACATAAGGTATTCACGAGGCATACCTCCTGTTAATTTTTCTAAATCAATATTTTCCTTCATATTTTCTACAAGTTGTTTTTTTTTCCTTTTATCTTTTTCCTTTACCGTGGTATTTTGCCATGGTAAACCACCATTAAAAAGATACACAAATATATAACCAAGAGATTCTAAGTCATCTTTACGACTTTGTTCTTCGCATTTATGGGCAGCTAAGGGCGCATATCTAACAGTTCCTTTAAAATGACCGAGTTGTTTAAAAGGGATATGAGAGCCCTTATCTAGATATACTTTAGATAATCCAAAATCAATACAGAAAATTTGGTTATAATATTCACCTTGCCCGAATAAAAAGTTTTCTAATTTAAGGTCTTGATGAATAATACCAAGAGAATGAATAAATTTAATACATGATATTAATTGAATAGTTAATAATACTAATTCTCGTAAGGGCAATCCTTTCTTTTTTGATAAAAAAGGCTGATATCTTTTATCTATAGTATCTCCTAATAATTCATTTAATATTAATAACTTATCATTATATTTAATAATACGGTATCGCGGTATATATAAAATAGGAGGGGAATGTTTCTTTAATTCTCTTCGTAAATGATTATAAATATTTACCTCATTTTTAAATGTATCAATAACAGGAGAAGGCATTATAGGATATTTTAATGCATACTTCCTTTTTTTTTCATCATGACATATATATACACGCCCAAAAGATCCATGACTGATCATAGAATCAATATGATAAACTCTCTTTGTATGGTCGTCAATGATGTCACAGTTAATTAAATCGTTTTCCATTCTTATAGTAATAATGATATTATTATTTACGAATATTTACGCTAAAACTTTTAAAAAAGTTTTTGATCAAAAGAAATGTCACTTCGCTAATGCGAAGTGGATTAGAATATAAGATTTTTTTACATTGTGTTTTTGTCTAAACTTTTTGTTAAAAAGTTTTTTATTGTTATAATATAAAACAAAACTCAATATGCAATTTGATTACGAATTTAATTTTCACACACGTGCATTCGATCCAATTATATATAATGGATGTAATTTAACCGATAATATTGGTGACCGTTCAACTGTTATTGAAACATTTGTAAATAAAATGATAGCTACTTTAGTCCCTGTAAAAGGATTTAAGACTTGCTCTAGTTATATAAATCATGATATATATAAATATAAAGTAACTATTAATATGACCGTTTTATAAACCAACTTTTTAAAAAAAGTTGTGATCAAAAAGATAGTATCACTCACGACGCGAGTGATTTATACCGATGTTGTTTTGTTACAACTTTTTTTAAAAAGTTGATTTATTCTTCAAATAACTTATAATCACTTGCTTTTAATTTTGATCCACCAAATGATACTAATTTTTTATTAGAATAAGTAATAAGTTCATCTAATAATTCTGGACGGTCTTTTAATAATACTTTATAAAAACTAAGTATTGTTTTCATTAATTGTTCAGCATAACATATTCGATTAAACTTTAAATTATGTTTATTAACATATTCTAAATTTTCACTTAATTCATTTTTTGCTAATTTATCACTAGTAAGATCTTCGATGTAAACAAATGCAATACGATCACCTATATTTATATCTTCTCTTCTTTGTAACATTTTTTGTGCCAAATTAATATGAGACAAACTAAATGTATGTAAACATTCAAAGGATCGATTACATTTAGCACATGCCTCTTTTTTTTCTTTGTTAATTTCACCGCATTTACATTTCAATATCCATTCGCATTTTTTTTTACATAATTTGCAAGAATATTCTTTGTTAACTAAACTCGTTAATAATAATTGTGAAAACTTTATATTATAATTTTCAATATTTGTAATATATTCTTTATATAAAGTTATAGTATCTGATATAGCTTTATCAGAATCAATATTTGTTTTTTGAAAAATAATATCAATGATTTTAGAATAACATTCTTTGACAAATGGACAAAAATCTCTTCTCAATATAGCAATTCCTTTATAATCTATTTTACTTAATTTCATAGGATCATTGGTGTCTTCATATTTATTACCAATATATCTTTTCTTAGTTAGTAAAATAAATGGTTGAAATACTTTTTCAAATTCTAATTCAATTGGAGGACGATCAAATACTTTTTTAGTAATAATATCAGAACAGATTTGAGATAATCTAAATGTATCATGTCTATTTTGAATATAATTATCTAGATTGTATTTATATGATATAAAGACAGAATCAGTATTCTTTAAAATAATATCTCCAACACCGGCTTGATATCTTCCACATACTGTTTCTAAGTCGTATACATAATCTTCAGTTGATTCTAACATTTCTATTTTAATAATTTTTGTTTTTTCAATTTGTTTATTTAATTTTTGCTTTAAGAAATACATACTTGCTTGTACTATATCACTATCTTTGTCTTCTATATTCTTATCAGTAGAATTGTAACCATCTATAAAACTTTGTATAACATCATTATTACTATTAAGTATATACCTTGGAATCTTGGTACACTTTACCCCAACACTAAAAGCTTTTACCATAGATACTGTATCAGATGGATATGGGAATATTGTTGGATAATGTGTTAATAATTTTGTATTGACATTGCATTCGGATGGTTTAATTTTTTCTCCTAGGTTATTTAATAAAGAGTGATCTTCAGTAACCTTTACGGATCCTGTATTAGTTGTTATTTTATAAATTTTTTTATTACATTTATGTCTAATTACTTTATTAATATCTTGCCAACCAAGATCAGTCCAAGCTTGATAATTTGTTTTACAATATTCCTTTTCTAATCTTACTGATTGATCAAATAATTTAAATTCTGGGTAGCTTTTTTTATTTTCAATATTATAATTGAAAAGATCTTCAAATGTTTTAATGTCAATTAAACCAGAATGTAGGTTGCGTAATAACAATGGAGTATCTGAAGTACAACTATCTCCGTATACTACTTCTACTTTTAAATCGATAGGAATCTCTGGATTTGGAATATATTTATCATTAGAAACGGACAAAGTATATATTTTTGTATTATAATTAAATATTATATTTAATTTTTTATCAGGGAATTTCTGGCGTAATATACTGTAAAGTAATTCTAATTCTTTAACACATTTAGTTTCATACATCATTTGTACTATGATTATTATTTATCGAATCATTTTTTTATTTTGAATATTTATATATAACATTTTGATAAAACTTTTCGTTAAACAAACTAAAGTTTATTTTACCAGTTAAAAGTTTAAATGAATTTGGATTATACTAAAGATATATTTGAATCATATGAGATCCAATTATTAAATAAACAGTCACAGATTATAATGGAGAAATTTCCAGAAAAGAAACCAATTTTAATACGCCTTAAGAGTAATGTATTAAAAACTGAAAAATATAAATTTTTATTAGATGATGATATGACATTATATGGCATTATTGAAGGCATTTCTTCACAATTAAAGAATGTTAATAACCATACTTTACAGTTTAGTTTAAGTTCAGTTCCCCATGTAAACTGCGGGGGTACTTTTAAAACAATTAATTGTAATACATTAAATAATGATCTCACTGTTTTAGATATTTTCAATAATTATAAAGATACATGTATTAATGCAATTGTATTTGATATTGAAAGAAAAACCTTGTATAAAACATTATTTAGTTCTTTTTTTTAGATTAAATTGTAACTGTTTAATAAAGTTTTAAAAGCATAACTATTAGTTTGTATACTATACCTTGAAGAATAATCCGAGACAAACCCATGATCTTTATCTAGATACATGTTTTCCTTTTTTACTAAATTAAAAATGTTACTTTTTGGCTGATACATGTATTGAACAATGATACCATTATTATTTTGATAATTTCCAGGTAAATAATCTTTTAAAACACCAGAATGAGTAATTATATAAAAATTAAATGGTTTATTGAATTTTGGTAAAAAAACTTTTCTAGACCAATTAATAAAATCATTAATATCACCTGGTTCACATCGGAGTTTAATATACTTTTCGATTATACTAAAATCAAAAAATGACAAAATACCCCATTGGTAAAGTATTCTTTTTTGATTTACAATATCTTTTAGCATATAACTAGGAGTATTATTCATGACAAAATTACTTTTACCAGACCATTTATTGGAACTCGATTCATCAATCTCTCTAAGATATGGTAATACTGTTATTACTTTAGGGGGACTTTGCCATTTTCTAGTAGAATAATATGCAGTTAACATACTACGAATAAGAGGTGAACATCCAACGATATTAATAGATGGAATATGAAAATCTCTTTTTAAAACTTGACTTGCGACTTCTCCATTTAAAACAGTAGAGTATTTTCCAATTGGAGATAATACAGGGTCTATAAAAGGACCATTGTTTTTAGATAATATATCTACTTCTTTTTTTGTAATAACATTATTTTGAATCATATCACTAATACTATTATTCAAACTTTGACCATGTCTTAAAAAAATATAATTAATTGGTATAGCCATTCTTATTATATTACAATAATTATATTTTTTACTTTTTATTACGACTAAATCTAAAATTTAATTTATATTCAAATAATAAGAATGTCTATTTCATTGGGAACTGTATATGAAGGAGATCTCCATATTTTACCAGGTTTGGATATCTCCTTATATGGATCTGGTAATTTAAATGTATCTGGTTTAAGTAATTTTCTCAATACGATCGATTTACACAACAATATCATAATAAATGTTACATCACCAAATAATAATTTAGATGTAGCAAATAAATATTATGTAGACTCAAAAACCTATGGAAATATTTTTGGTAATTTTACTCAAGGACAAGTTATATTTGGTGGAACTTCAAGTAATACAATAGAAGGATCTAACATATTGTTATTTACCAATAATAATTTAGTTTTATCTACAGCTGGAACATTAAATATTTTAGGAACAAGTAATTTCTTTAATACAGTAGATTTACATAATAATATCATTACAAATGTTACTTCGCCAAATAATAACTTAGATGTAGCAAATAAATATTATGTAGACTCAAAAACCCATGGAAATATTTTTGGTAATTTTACTCAAGGACAAGTCATATTTGGAGGAACATCTGGAAGTACTATTGAAGGATCTAATGCTTTCCTTTTTACAAATAATAATTTAGTTTTATCTACAGCTGGGACACTAAACATCTTAGGAACGAGTAATTTTTTTAATACAATCGATTTACACAATAATATCATTACAAATGTTACTTCTCCAAATAATAATTTAGATGTAGCAAATAAATATTACGTAGATTCAAAAACTTATGGAAATATTTTTGGTAATTTTACCGAAGGACAAGTCATATTTGGAGGAACTTCAAGTAGTACTATAGAAGGATCTAATGTTTTCCTTTTTACAAATAATAATTTGGTTTTATCTACAGCTGGAACATTAAACATCTTAGGAACGAGTAATTTTTTCAACACAATCGATTTACATAATAATATTATTACAAATGTTACTTCGCCAAATAATAACTTAGATGTAGCAAATAAATATTACGTCGACTCAAAAACCTATGGAACTATTTTTGGTAATTTCTCTCAAGGACAAATAATATTTGGAGGATCTGTTGCAAATACAATCGAAGGATCAAATATTCTTCTTTTTACAAATAATAATTTAGTAGTATCTACAGGTGGACTAATAAATATAATGAATACGAGTTATGCACAAAATTTAACGACAGGAACGGCAGCTTTAACAGTATATGGAGGTGTTAATATTTATCAAAATACATTTATAGGAGGACAACTAGACCTTGACATGAATAGAATTACATCAGTAGCAGACCCCATTTTAGATTATGATGCAGTAAACAAAAAATATATAGATGATCTTTTTGGAACTATTTTAAATGCATGTGAAGTTATATTAAATAATAATCAATTAATACCTTTAACTATTGATCCTTTATTAGTTTTTGACCCTGGTGTATATAAAGCATTTTATATACAGATATATTCATTTTCGAATAACATATATACATTTTACAATATACGTGGAATATTAGAAAGCGGAGTATGGATACTCACAACTACTTATCTAAATCAACGAAATTCCTTACAATTTTCAATTACTCCTTTAGGTGAACTACAGTATACAAATAATAGTAATACAAGTTTTTCATTTTTAAAATTCTCGATTATTGCAAATATTAAACAAACGTTTATAGATTACACTTTGTCAAATAATATTAATATTTTTACGGACATACCTAACCCGATTTTTACATATATCAATACAAGTTACCTTGTTAAAAAACTAGTGCTGTATGTAACAAGTCCTATTGGATTTTCTGTATATTATATAACATTATTATTAAAAGGAAGCACATGGGTTATTTCTACTTTTTTTCAGGGTTCACCTACTAATGTTTATTTTGCTATTCAGAGTAATTTATCAGATGGTACTTTACAATATAAAAATACAAATGTTTCGGGGACATCTACTATAAATATATTTAATGATATCACTATTGCTCCTAGCGACCCAATTATTACATTATTACCTAATACAATAAATCAATTCATTGACATTTCCTTATTTTCATTTACTTCATTGTCAAAAAATTTCCATTTATATATAGAAATACCTAGTTTATCTAAATATGCATATTATAACGTAGAATGTGTCAAGGTTAACTCAGAATGGATCCTTAATACCCAGGTTACTGGTGATAATCTAATAGGTGATGGTATTAAAATATCAGTATTTTCTTCAAATTCAGTTGCTTATTTAAAGTATACCAATACTAATGGAGTACCAGCATATTTACGTTATCAATTTAAACTAGATAGTTCTTCAAAGGTATTACCAATAACACATGGTGGAACTGGTACAAGTAATTTATTTCCTACAGCTATTTTAAGAGGAAATGGATGTTATCCTATCATAGCTGATGCACAAATAACATTTTATAATAATAAGTTAATATTGGATACTACTTCTGGTATATTACTTACAAATGGAGAAGACTCTACAAATATTAGTACAGGATCTTTAATTACATATGGTGGAGCTTACATAAAGCGGTCACTATTAGTAAATAATATAGATATTACTCCAAATAGAGGTGATATCATAAAGGAAATTACATTCAATGCTAGTAATAATGTAATTTCTCCTAGTAATATTAATAATTTAATATTTGATTTTAACTACACTATTTCATTTAAAGTATTCATGTCCATAAATATTATGACAAATACAGGTAATATCATAGAAGTCAGTGACCTTTATGGATATTATAAAAATGGGGGGTGGGTATTAATCCAACAAAGTTATGGAGATACATCTGGGGTGACATTGACAATCAATGGTTTAACTGGCCAAATACAATATACCTCATCAAATTTAGCTAATTGGATATCAACTGATATTTCATTTAGGGCAATTACTATTTCTCATTAATATTTATTAATAAAGTCAAAAATAAACAATGATTAAAAAAAAACAGTGTCATTAAGTATACATTAATGTGTTACTTTACACGTATCAAATATCGAGAGCCAAGATATCTTAAAGTAAAAAGGAATATTTTATTTCCATCATTATAAAAACTATATGTATTTTATAATCCGTCTGCGTTCGTTGGCGGTAACAGAACCATATAAATTCATAGTAATTCTTAATTACAATTGCAGAAGCATTTATAAATAACCAACGGTAGTATTTATAAGAATTTATAAGAATTTATAAGAATTTAATGAACGGCAATTACACTTTAACTTTAACTTTATAATAAATTTTCTAATTCTAAAATAATATCATTTATATTATTTGAAGTTATCTCATAAAAAGGTTTACCTTGCCCACTAATGGTTCCATAATTATATAAATTTCTAGTAAAAGCTTTGCTATTGGTATAATCATTATTAATGATAATTGGAATTACATTTAAATAAATACACTCAAAATATCTATGACAATCTAATCCATTTCCTCGCGGGCATAACGCGTATTTATGTTTACTTAATTCGTATAAATAATCTTGATAATTTTTATTTCCTGATATTTTTAAATGATTACTCTTACGGATCCCATCTAATAATCTGGATCGATATGCAAAGGTATCTGGATTAATATTAATATACACTCCTTCTTTTTTATTACGATAAGTATCTTTTATAACCTGATATAATTGGAGTAAATTCCCATGTTTCCACATACTATTAGCAATACCAATTGGTAATAGCTCTAATTTGTGGTGAATAACATTTGGATTTTGTGCAATAACTTTAATAACGTCGGTATCATTTAATAAACTGATGTATTCTTCATCAAATGGATGATCAGAATTTCCACAATAAATGATACACTTTACATTGATATATGGTAATATATTTTTAATAAAGATATCTAAAATATGAGTATATACAAATATTTTTACAGGTTCGTTTTTTACAAATAAATTCATTAGGGCTTCTTGGCTTTTAATATCTAAAACTTTATTTTCAATTATTACAATAGATTTTCCTTTTGTAAAATGTTCTATATTTTTATGAAAATGCAGAATGTCTTCAGTTAAAAATACAATATCACATAATTCAAGAACTCGGTCTCCTGTAATAATATCATTAAACGGAGTTACTCTATTACTAAAATTGTATAATTGTTTTGAATGTATATGTAAATTTACGAGTAAACTATTATTAGCATAATACTTGCTGTCTCTTTTTGTAATTGTATAATTATTTGGTTTAATAATACTAGTTTCATTTACAAACCCTTTTAAGCCATTGGTATATTTTATAAAGAGTTGTTCTTGTGGTGTTTTCTTTTCAAATTCTGGTATATTTCGATAATCAACTCCACCAATATATTGGCCAAAACATGCACCATCATAAGTATCACCAAGATTTGGATCTATATTAAAATAATCAAAATACGAGTAACTTCCTAAAAGTTCCATATCATTAATAAATCGTGTTTCTTTTTCAATAATTGATTTTATATAATTATTTAAATCTGTTATTTGTTGAGTATTTTTAATAAACATAATAGATGCAATAACTCTTTTTAGATGATCAGATACAACTGTTAACTTAACATTATATAATTCTTTCAAGGGTTGGAATAACATTACGTCATTTTCTATATGATATACATTTTCTTCTCTATATAATTTCATAATGTATTCTATATAAAAGAAACGCTTTGTTGTATTTAGCCAAAAATTCTCTCTAAATCCGTTGTGTTGTTCTTTTAAAAAATCAAAGGATGGACTAAGGTCAATATTGACAAGAACAACATTATTGGTAAATACATTCCAATTGTTCAATTCTTTTCTAAAATCACTTAAATAAATTTCATTTATTCCAATGTAAATTTTTAGATCAATATCTTTATTAACAATAATTGATTGATAAATTGAATCATATATATATTCTTGTATTGGACCTATATTAATATAAATCAAAGATATCATTTATATTAATTGTATTTTTCTTTAAATTAAAACTTTTCACTTGTTCAATAAACTTAAGTTTATTGAACGTAAAGTTTTTGATCAAAACAAGAAAACAAGTTATTGAAAAAAAAATGATTTAAAAAAAAAAATATTTTAGTTCAAGAATGACACAAAGAATTATTTCATTTTCAGGGAGAAAACATTCAGGAAAAACATTATTAGCTGAACAATGTCAAAAGCATGGATACAACTTAATTAATTTTGCGGATTCATTAAAAAACGTGGCATGTGCTATATTAAATATTTCATTAGATGACTTAAATTTATTAAAGGATCAAGAAATGCCATTTAAATTAACTAATACTCAACTGATGAATTTAGAATCATTGATAGAGATTCCGTACAATGATATTTTAAATGTTTTCCCAAAAGGACGTGACATAAAATCTGTTCGTGAATTATTACAAAAAGTAGGTACAGATTTGATTAGAAAATTTAATCCAAATTGGCATATTAATAAAGTTAAACATATTATTACAAGTCATCCAGATAAAAATTATTGTATTGGTGACTGTAGATTTCCACAAGAAAAGGCTTTAATCGAAGAATTAAATGGGGAATGTTGGTTTATATTTAGACCAGAATATACTGCTGATATTTCAAATCATATTTCAGAAACATCATTAAATTGGTCACATTTTGACGGAGATCGCATTATTGTCAATTGTGAAACTCGAGAAGATTTAATATATACATGGAATCATTATCTAGAATTCAATGATAATACATTTACGAAATATCCAGCAGATTCTACATATTTATATAGTAATAAATTAGAATCGAGTCCTTCATTCTTTTCCATGTACAATTTCAATTACTGTCAAGAAACACAAGGAATGCAAGATCTATATGGGATGCATTTTTATAGATTAGAAAATTTAAAACAATGGTAAAACTTTTACCTAGTCTAGCCAAACTATCTCCATCAAGCTAAAGCTTGCTTTCGACTTGGTAGTTTGGTAGACGAAAAGTTTTTGATCAAAATAAGACAAAACTTTTAAACATCTATAATTTTATTGCTATGGAGTTTGTGCGGATTTTTTATTGACTTCTTTAGATAGTTTTTTATTGCATTAGTGTTTTGTTAGATGTCTAAATGATGAACTTGGTTTCTTTGTAATTCAAATTTGATTTTTGCTTGGGCTACTTTAGTTCTTATTTGCGTTACTTGTTCTAATGGAATATTTTCTAGATTTTTTTCTGAAAAAATATCATTATTAACATTACATTTATGTATTTGTTCTAATTTACTTTTATCAATAATTTCAGACTTATTGTATATAACACCATGCCTTTTATTTACTAAACTTTTATCAGTAATATTACTTATCTCAATATTACTTAATGGTTCTCCTTTTTGAGAAACAAATGGCCCTGCTAAAAGTAAATTGTCGTATGTTTTTAATATTTTACTTGTATATTTTGATCCGGCTAATCTTGCCGTTCTAGATAAACAAAACTGTTGCTGTATATCATGATATAATATACTAAAATTACTTGATGCAATCGAATGTTTAGTCGCTAATTTTTCTAAACTTAAGAAATTTAATAATACAGTTAAAAATGTAATAATATAAATAATGATTCTTTTAAAAGTATCATAAACTAATGAGTTATCATTATAATTAAATGTATCAGCTGACATACCGGTTGTGAGTAATAATAAAAATATATGTAATAATTTACTATAAAATACGTATTTGCGAGAAAATACTTCATGACTATTTTTTAATTCATATGCACTTTTACCTGTATTTACACAGATTTGTTCTAACTTTTCATTCCAACCATTGTTTTGTAAATCATATTCTACTTGTGTTAAAATCTTATGCTCAATACTGCTATTTATAGTATTATCATATGATTCGTGATCTTGCATTTTTTTTAAGTATTTAGAGTAATATATTTTTTTATTTAAATTAAAACTTTTCAAAAAAGTTTTTGATCAAAACAAGACAAATAATAAACTCACTCACATCGCTACGCTGCTCAGCCAAGCTAAAGCTTGTCTTTAGCCTTGGATCCGGAGTTCCTTGTCGGGATTTTTTTACTATATTTTTAGAGGAGAACTTAGAGGTATTTTTTAAATAAAAAATCACATAAGGAACTCCAGAGCGCAGCGATGGGAGTGAGTTTATTAGTTTAAAAAGTTGAAAAATAAAAATGATTTTTTTTTTATATTCTCAATATATAGAAAAATATGAAAATACAAAAAAGAGACGGAACTCTACAAAATGTATCTTTTAACAAAATTGTATATAGATTAAAAAAATTATGCAACGATAAGGATCTTGGAAAATTAACTAAAATTGATCAAGATATTATTGCACAACGTGTTGTATCTAGTTTATACGAAGGTATGTCTTCAATTGAAATAGATGAAGAAGCAGCGCGTATTGCAATTAGTTTAACAGATAATAGAGAATTTGCTAAATTAGCATCTCGAATTATTATCAGTAATTTACATAAAAATACAATTGAATGTTTTAGTGAAGTAATGGAGCTATTAAATAAAGATAATGAAATTATTAAACCAGAGATTTTAGAAATTATTAAAAATAACAAAGACACTATTGATTTTGCGATTGATTATAAACGTGATTACTTATTTGATTACTTTGGATATAAAACATTAGAAAAAAGTTATCTTATGAAATCTTTTGATAAAGAAGCTAAAAAAATGGTACTAGTAGAACGCCCTCAACACCTTTATATGAGAGTAGCATTAGCAGTTCACTTAGATGATATCCCAAATGTATTAAAAACATATGAATTATTATCCCAACATTATTTTACATTTGCAAGTCCTACATTATTCAATGGTGGGACAAAAGCTGGTAATCTCAGTAGCTGCTTCTTATTAGATTCGAGTGATTGCCTTGAAGGAATTTTTAAGACAATTACAGATACTGCTAAAATAAGTAAATTAGGCGGAGGTATTGGAGTGAATATATCTGATATTAGATCGAAAGGTTCATTAATCAAAGGAACAAATGGAATTAGTGATGGTATTGTCCCAATGTTAAAAACATATAATTCAGTTAGTTGCTATATCAACCAATGTTTCACACCTGATACATGGGTTTATTCTAAATCTGGACCAAAACAAATGCAAGATATTACTACTGATGATTCATTAATTACAATCGATGGGTCATTTAAAAAAGTAAATGAAGTTATTAAAAATAAAATCGATAAAGAAATTTTAGAAATAAGAGCTACAAATACATTATTTCCAGTTAAAGTAACAAAAGAACATGAATTATATTTATTAAAAAATCAAAATAAAATGACTAATTATTCTACAATAAAAAATAGATTAGAAAAGGGTATTATCAAACCAGACTTTTATAATGCAAATGAATTAACAGAAAATGATTTAGTTGGATTTCCTATTCCAACTTATATATGTGATAATGAAAACCATGATTTAGATTTTTATAAATTTTATGGAATTATGTTAGGTGATGGACATATTTGCAATGGTAGAAATGAACAAGGTGTTACACTTGGAAATGAAACAAAATCAGATTTAAAAGAATTTATTAGAACGTTTTTAACAAAAAATAATATACATTATTGGGAATGTAATAGTGATACAGAGTGTTCTAATATCAGATGGTCTGGTAATGATGACTTATTAACAAGAGATATGTTGTATGATAAATCCAATCAAAAAAAAATAAAAGACGACTTTTTACATTTACCAAAAGATAAAATTTTTAAAATATTAGAAGGATTATTGCGTTCAGATGGTTCTAATTTAAAAGAATTAATTTTTACAAGTTCTTCTAATGAATTAATTATGCAAATGAGATATTTATTTTTACGAATTGGTATCCTTACTTCAGGATATATTAGAGATAATATTGGGAGTTCACATGTAACTAAACATGGACGTACTATTACTACAAAGCAATTAAGTTATTGTTTACGGATTCCACGTCATTCAATTTTATCAGAAATAATTGAATTAAAAAATAAGGGTCAATTTGTAAAATATTTCGAATGGAATGGTATATTATGGGGAAGAATCAGATCCATTAAGAAGATAAATTATTCTGGAGAAGTATATGATTTTAATATGATTGATAATCATAATTACCTCACAGATATGGGGTTAGTACATAATTCAGGAAAGAGAAAGGGCTCATTTGCCATGTATCTTAGTCCTTGGCATGCAGATATTCTAGATTTTTTAGAATTACGTAAAAATAATGGAAGCGAAGATATGAGAGCAAGAGATCTCTTTTACGCAATGTGGATTTCTGATGAATTTATGAAAGCAGTAGAATCAGATTCAGATTGGTACCTTATGTGTCCAAATGAATGTCCTGGATTAACAGAATCATTTGGGGAAGAATTTGCTGAATTATATTGGAAATATGTATCAGAAGGTAAATATCGTCGTAAAATTAAGGCACAAGAAATTTGGACAAAAATTTTAGAATCACAAATTGAAACTGGTAATCCTTACATTACTTATAAAGACCCAATTAATAAAAAATCAAATCAAAAAAATATAGGTGTAATTAAATCGTCGAACCTCTGTAGTGAAATAAGTTTAGTATCTACTTGTGATCGCTATTCTTGTTGTAACCTTGCATCCATTGCATTACCTAAATATGTAGAATATAGTAAGGGGAAACCATTTATTAACTTTGAAAAATTACATGAAGTTGCTAAATATATTATTTTAGGAATGAATAGAGTTATTGATAATAATGTTTACCCAACACCAGAAACAGAACTAAGTAATATGGAAAATAGACCTCTTGGAATTGGAATTCAAGGGGAAAACCACCTCTTTATCCAAATGCGAGTTGCCTTTGACTCACCTGAAGCAAGGCAAATTAATAAAGAAGTATTTGAATGTATATATCATGGATGTTTAGAAGGTAGTATGGAACTTGCAAAAATTGATGGTAGTTATTCTACATTTAAAGGGAGCCCATTTAGTAAAGGATTATTCCAATTTGATTTGGCCAAGGAATCTGACAATATTGACTTATCAGAATATTTATCTGGTAGATACGATTGGGATTTGCTCCGTGGGCAAGTAAAAGAACATGGTATGCGTAATTCGATGTTGACAGCATGTATGCCCACGGCGAGTACATCACATATATTAGGAAACTCGGAATCATTTGATCCAATCGATTCTTGCATCTATAAACGCAGAGTTTTGTCTGGAGAGTACATTGTCCTTAATAAATACCTTGTAGATGATCTTATAGAGTTAAAATTGTGGAATAAAGAAATGAAAGAAACTATTATTCTTAATAATGGCTCAATCCAATCTATTACAAGTATCCCTGAAAATATCCGAGTACTATACAAAACATGCTGGGAATTATCAATGAAATCTGTAATTGATTTAGCAGCTGATCGCCAAGTATTCATAGATCAAATGCAATCAATGAATCTATTTGTTAAAAATCCATCATTTGCAAAACTAACTAGTATGCACTTTTATGGATGGAAACAACATCTAAAAACAGGTATGTATTACCTTAGATCAACTACAAATAGTAGTGCAGCCAAATTCAGTGTTAACCCCGAATTAGAACAAAAGTTACGAGAAACTACAATTGTAGAGGAAGAAAGTGACTGCTTAGCTTGTTCTAGTTAAAACTTGATTCATCCCTAGATCAGAATATCAATCAAAATATTTGATTTTATTTATTTTAATTAATAATTAATTAAAATATTAGTTTAAAGGATTTGTTATTTAACAATATAACAAACCCAATATAAATATTAAATAGTTATCCAAATATTACCATGTCAGAACTTATTAAACCAACTACAATTGACTTTTCGCAACTTGTTAAAAACACCACGTTTTCTTTAAATTTACACTCTAAATTAGTAAAAAAATTAAACAAAGACTTTACTAATGAAGAACAAAAATGGTATGTTGCCAATCTATACATGTATCTAAATTATCATGTAACTGATGAATATCCAATTAATTTAGAAAATATCTTTAAGATGTTAGGATTTGCGAACAAGGGGAATGCAAAAAGAACATTAGAAAATAATTTTGAACTAAATATAGACTACAAAATCACCCTTCTCCCTACGGAGAAAGGCCAAATTGCACGAGAAGAAATTTTACTAAATATAGATACATTTAAAAGTTTATGTATGTTGGCAAAAACAACAGAAGGGAAAAAAATAAGAAAGTATTATACAAAATTAGAGAATATAACCAACCAATTAATAAAAGAAGATTTAAAAGAACAAAAGTTACTACAAGAAAAACAATTACAATTAAAGGACGAAGAAATAAAGGATATACAAAATGAAAGAGTCACAGATAAAAAAATGGAGAAACACAAAGTTTTATTAAATATGCTCAAAGATAAAAACTGTGTTTATTTAATAGAAATATCTAATAATTTAATTAAAATTGGTTCATCATATGATATAGATCAAAGACAAAAAGGTATCAAAACTGTTTTTGGAGGTGAAGGAATTTTTTTAGATATATTTGAATGTAATAATTTTAGAAATATCGAACGTAATATATTAAATGATAAAAAAATCCAAGAATCTAAATTTAAAAAACCACTTGAAACTGGACATGTATCACATGAAGTTGTACAGTTATCAAATAAGTTCACATATGAACAATTAAAATCCATTGTTGAAAAACACATTAATGCATATGATTTTTTACCACCTTCGCAACTATTTGAAAAACAAAAATTAGAGTTTACAGAAGAGTTATTAAATAATGGTAAGTCATTTGATGATATATCTAATTTATTATATGGGCCATTAAATCAAGAAGTTTCACCCTTTCAACTATTTGAAAAACAAAAAATAGATATTATAAAAATTTTTATAAATCAAGGTGAAACATTGGAAAATATATACCATTTATTCTATGGGCCAAGTCAAAATCGAGTTATTTCTCCAAATACTACACCACAAGTTGCATCTACGTCTCAAAATACATCCACCCGTGCATTCCAAGCTAACAAACCAAACCTTGGAAGACGTATTCAGCAAATTGATCCAGATAATTTAACTCAAATTGTAAAACTTTATGATAATATGGAACATTTAATAGAAGATAAAAGACATGATACATTCTCGGAAACAGGGATTCGTGAAGCTATAAAAAATAACACAATTTATAAAAAATACAGATGGGTGCTTGTTGAAAAAGATCAAGACCCAGATACTATTCATGATATCCAACCTACTATTATTTCTAAAAAAGCTGGTTGCACTGTAATATTAGAATTAGACACTACTAAAACTAATATTACAGGTCACTCGAATTCACTTAATGTAATGTCTCAAACATTCAAGATGACTATTTCTAATATTAAGAAAATAATTGAAAATGGTACTTTATATAAAGATCATTATTATATTTATTTAGAAAATTGCTCACCTGAATTATTAGAAACATATGATACAACACTTTTTAAATACGTTCCAAAATGCGCAGTAAAAATTAAGTCAATTCATCCAGAAACAAAACAAGAACAAATTTTTCCATCATTGCGACATGCTTATGAGTTTTGTAAAGTTCATCATAAAACAGTTCGTAAAGCTATTGATGAAAAAAAACTTTTAAATGGATTTTTTTGGGAACTGGCTTAAAGGATTTTTTATTTAACATAAATGACAATAGACAATCCATTATCTCAAAAAGAAATCGATGATAAGTTATTAAATTTTAAAGAATATCCAGTAAATATTGTTAAGAATTACAATTACAACCCCATTTCTGATATTCCATTACCCAAAAAAGAAATGGATGACAAAATGTCAACTCTTACAAAAGAGATAGATATCCCGGTTCTAAATTACAATACTATAGATTCAGACTTAGAAAATCCTTTATCACAAATAGAAATAGATAATAAAATGTTAAAATTTCAAAATATATATCATCCTGAATATACTAGTATGAAATCTACATTAGATATTATTAAACACAGAAATTTTATTACATGGTGGAAAAACAACCGTAATTTATTATCTTTTGTAGAATATGATAAATTACATAGAGAAAAACATGAAATTGTTGGCGAAAATATGACACCTGAAGAATATAGAAAGTCACGTGAACTATTTAGTCATTACATTCCATATAAATATGATTATTACGCAGATCATGACTTATTGTATAATTCAGATCGTTTACAAAAAAAATAAAATGATTATAAATTAAATTTAATGACAAAATAATGTCATTAGATTACTACTCCATTTTAAACTTGGATAAAAATGCAAGCGAAAGTGATATTAAAAAAGCGTATCGTACTTTAGCATTAAAATTTCATCCCGATAAAACAGGAGGGGATGACACAAAATTCAAGGAAATAAACGAATCTTATGAGGTTTTGTCAGATCCTATTAAGAAAAGAGAATATGACAATCCATCACAACAACCACAATTAAATAATATGTTTGAAAATCTGTTTCGTAATTTTGGACAACGTCATCAACCACCACAACCACAAAATATCCAACGCAATGATAGCAATTATACATTGAACGTGCAATTAAAAGATATCTACTTTGGACTAGATAAAACTTTAAAAATTAAGGTAAAAAAAGAATGCATGTTATGTAAAACAACGTGCCATACATGTAATGGTAAGAAAGTTATTCAGCAAATTATTCAACAAGGTCCATTTATACAACAAATACAAACGACATGCAATGGATGTAATGGAAATGGTTTTAAAAGAAATCCAAGTACAGCATGTCAATTTTGCCTAGGTTCTTTAAGTAAAGAAGAACTCAACACTATAACAATTAATATTCCTAAAGCCTGTCCCCAAAATAAAACATTTACTTTTACAGGATTGGGCGAGCAAATTCAAGCACATGATGAACATCCAGGAAACTTAATTGTATCTATTAATGTATTACCTGATCCAAATTTCACAAGAGAAAATGATCATTTAATTTATAGAATGAAAATCACATTAGTTGAAAGTATAATAGGGAAACAAATTACAATTCCTCATTTTGAAAAAGATATCAATATTAATATAAATATGTTTGGAATATTAAATCCAAATAAACGCTATCATATAAAAAACAGAGGGTTAAATAGTAATAGTGACTTAATTTTTGTATTTGAGATTATCTATCCTGACAAAGTTTTATCTGCTCAAGACATCATCGAATTACAAGAGTGTTTTTCAAAAACTTTGATTTAAAAATAAAAAATGATTTAATTTAATTTCTTAAAAATTTCAAGAAGTTTTAATGGCTAAATTTATAACGGAAACAATCGATATAAATGATAAAGAATACACAGTATTAATTGGTAGAAATGATTGGGGTAATGATCATATTATTAAAATTTCAAATAACAATGACATTTGGATGCATTTAGAATCTGATTCGAGTCCTCATTTAATTCTACAAAATAATGGTGATACTATAGAAAAGAAAGACCTAGTTGTAGTAGCAAGATCTCTTTTAAAATATAAAAATTTAAATAATGTATCTAATCGAAATATTATTTATACTAATTTAGAAAATATTAAAAGAACTCGTGTACCAGGTAGTGTTGTTACAAAACATACAAAACTTTTAAAGATGTAACAACTTTTTCAAAAAAGTTGAGACAAAAACAAAACAACTACAAATCAAATAAAAAAATGATTATCTATTTAAGTGTCTTTTGATCAATGCCAATGGATCCACCGTGTTGTACAAGAGCATATAAAGATGGAAAAGACAGTGTAATCAATAAATTACTTGTTATTTTAAAAAAAGAGAATTTAGATAAACAAATAATTATACAATTAGTAAAAGAAGTTGATTCTCGTTTTGTAGAATTAATATAAACTTTTGTTTGAAAAGTTTAAATGTAATTATTTTTGTCACAAAAAAGTCGAAATTTGTTTTGATCAAAAACTTTTTTTAAAAGTTTTGAATTAAATATATTTAAATTATTAGTATATATTAAGTGTTTAATATGTCTATGACCCAAAAAGTACATAAATTAGAAGACCTAATTAGGAATAAATCTCCTTTTAAAAGAGGATTGAAAATTAAAAACGAGGATTCTGTTTACCAAGAATGGAGTAAAATGTCAAACCATATATATTTAGGAAATATAGATGCTGCCAAGGATAAAAAATTTTTCAAAGATAAAAAAATAAGAGCGGTATTAAACTGTAGTAAAGATATTAAGAATTATTTTGCTGATAATTCCAAAATAGAATATATGAGAATTCCAATAGATGATTCTTTAAAGGAAATTGATTTAAAAAAAATGTATAACTTTTTTCCAGTTATTGCGGAATTTATTTATAAACATGCTGATTTGCAAAAACAAAATATTTTTATACATTGTCATATGGGTAGACAAAGAAGTATAAGTGCTTTTTGCGCATATTTAATGGGGAAAAAGAGATTAAATGTAAATAAAGCTTGTGAATATGCATTATTAAAGAGACCTGAAGCATTTCATTTCGGCGAAAGTCTCAATTTTGCACAATCATTGGTAAAATATCAAGCAGATCTTGATAAAAATAAAAAAAATAAATAAACGTAAGGATACCTTTAAACCAACTCTTTCTTAGGTCTTCCTCTTTTTTTAATTTCAGGCACCTTGTCCACTAAGACGTTCTGCACCAAGGAATGTGGTTCAATAACTTGAACCTGGTCATTAGCATTAGCATGGTAATTAATTGTTTCATAATCTTTTGAAAATAAAATTTCTTCTGGAATAGATTCTTCATTTTCTTCTTCTAATTCTTCTTCTAATTCTTCTTCTAATTCTTCGTCGTATTCTTCTTCAAACTCACTTTCACTATCGACATCATATACTTCAGATACACCGATACATTGATCTACCGAATCACCGTTGGATTCTGTTTCTGATTCTGCCTTGTCTTCTATTTGTTCTAAATTAACTTGTGTTTTGAATTTATTACTACTATATGTATATGAATAAAATGCAGTTAATAATAAATCCAATGAAATAACATAAATTAATATATTATTATAAAATGGTAATAGATCAGTGTTATAAAACAAGAAGTACAAATATAATGCAGAATAAATAACTAAACCAATAACAAATGCATAAGTTGAGTCGACTTTTTTCAAATACTTTTGAAATATAAATTGCGAAATTAAAAAACTCATAATTACTTTAATAATATATGGTAATATATTTAAAATAATATTATAACGCAATCAACTTTTTAACTAATTTTTAAAACTTAAGTTTTAAAAATCTATAAAAGTTGTGACAAAAACAAAACCTAATAAGCTAATAAGCTCTCTCACATCGCCTACGGCTCTGGAGTTCGTGCCGATTTTATTAACTTTTTTTAGACGAGAGTTTAGAGGTATTTTTATCAATAAAAATCGGCACGAACTCCAGAGCCGTAGGCGATGTGAGAGAGCTTATTAGTTTTTGTTACAACTTTTTTTAAAAAGTTGGTTATTAGTTTTTGATAACTTTTTTTGAAAAGTTTTAGAAACAATATTTGCAAACAGATTTGATTTTATTAGATAAACTAACGATATCACGATTTCCATTATATTCTTCTACAATTAAACCTTTTTCATTTCCAAATAAAATCGTTGGATATCCTTCTACTTTTAATTGATTTGAGAGTGCTGTATTTTTATTTAATAAGTCTCCGTTTAATTTAAAAAAATTAAAACGATTAGTCATATTAGATAATTTCAAGTAATCTGGCATAAAATGGACACAATGTCCACACCATTCTTGATGAATTAATAACATGAATGGTTTGCTGGTATCTTTAATAAAGACATGGTTATCTCTAATATAGAATTGAGATGGATTTAAATCAATAAGCATCTTGTTTACAATTTATCAATAAAATAAAAAAATGATTAATTATTTTTATTTTTAGTTTCAAATGTCTAAATCAATTCTACATATTAAAGATCTTGATATTGATAACGTAGAAATTGTAAAAGTAAAAGAAGATAGAAGATCATTTTTTACCTTATGTTTAAACGAACTTCCTTTAGAATTTTCTACAAGTATATTATACACACCTTTTGGAATTAATAAAAATATCAATAATTATACTCATAATAATGAATATTCTATCAATATTTCAGTCAATTCGTCCGATCAAGAAAATGCAACTAAGTCAAGAGAGATGTTAGAAAAGTTAGATGAAAAAATCAAAAATTTAATTAATGATAATTTAGATTTTTTCAAAGTAGAATCTAAATGGGAATATATGTCATGTTATAAAAATAATAAAGATTATCCCAAATTAATGAAATTAAATTTCAATAGAGATAAAAATGGTAATTTTATTACACATGTATTTGATAGTAATAAAGAAAAGATTTTATTAAACGAAGAAAATCTTGAAGAATTATTTAAAAAAGGGAGTTCTTTTAAAGCTATTATTAATTGTGCAAAAGTATGGTCTTATAATAATAGAATCGGAACTATTTGGAATATCAAACAACTTTTAATTTCTCCACCACAAACCGAAACTGTACCTGGACAGGGACAAATGATAGAATCCACCACAGAAAGCGGAGGAAACTCTGTTTCCGCTGAGCCGACTGGTTGTATTATGCTAGAATAATACATTTATTGCGATTCGCATGACATATTTAAGTCATTTACTAATAATTTTGTAATCATATTTGCAATAGTAAATATACTTTCTAATTTCTTTTTTCTATCAGAATCTGACAAACCGATCTTTTCATATTCTAAATCTAATGTACCAAGTGCCAAATAAAAATCATAATAATTATTAATTTTTGGGTTCAAGCTATTCAATTCAGGTATTACTTCCTTTCTTTTTGTAATAAAATAATTTTCTGATAATTCATTATAATTTTGATATTTAATTAATTTACTTGAAATGACCGGATTCAATAATTCTGATGCATAAAAATGAGCAACATCATACGAATCTTGGATAATTTTAATTTGTACTGCAAAATCACTCTTATTATATTTGCAAGATTGTGCTAATTGAATTTTACTTGATGATCCTCCCATTGTTTTATAATTTAGCTCAACAAAAAAATAATGTAGATTTATTTTATTTGATATTTTTTACTTAAAATCACTAATCCATGTAAAGATATCATCCATTGATAATAATATTGTTTCATTGTCATTTTCCTTTATTTTTTCCATTACTAAATAATCTACAGTTTTGTCATCAATTATCTGACGTGCTATTTCTGATAAAATTATATCATTTGTCACCGGGAAATTAGGTATGTTTTTTTGTAATTTTTCTAAATATTTTTTAATTTTTATAAATTTATCTTGGAAAGTTAATTTATCTAATATAATTTTGTCAAGTTGCTCCTTAATCAGAGGTTTGGCTTGAAATACATTATAATAATGATGCCTAATTGTTTTATTATATTTAATCATCTTGTTATCATTTATAATATTAGCGTCCACTCGATCCATTGAATCACTTGGTAAATATATATCTTCTAATGGTGTTGTTTGATAATCTAGTCTTGGTACCTTGTCCGCTAATGCATTCTGCATTAAGGATTCTTTAGAATCTTGCAATGGAACATTTATATTATAACTAGTCAACACATTATTAATATAATTAGTAGTCAAATCATCAACTGTTTTTTTTGAAATGAGTTCATTTGCAATCTGTTTTAATACAGTGTCATTTGCAATTGGGAAATTAGGGATACTCATTTGTAATTTATTTAAAATTTGAATTACTTTATCAGCATTTCCTTTTAAAATTAATTCCATTACTTTTTCTTTTATCGTGGGTTTGTTTTTAAATATACTATCAAATGACATTTTAATTACCATATCTTTATTTTTTTTCACGGTATATCCTAATAATGTAAATGGTTGTTTTAATTTAGCATTTACTATATTCATTTTAGAGATGTATTGTTCAATTGGGACTAACATATTGTTAGATAATTCTGATACTTGAATATTTGGAATCAACACTTTTATATCATCTATACTTATTTCTTGAATAGGGAATAATATGTCATTAATTAATACAAAACTAATATTTATATTATTTACGTATTTTACAGCAACAGTTACGTCGGTTACTTCAGATACATGTAATAATTTAGTATATTTATAATCCTCTGGGTATTTCTCAATTACCTTACATGATTTTTGATAATATATATCTAAAAATTGAATACATTTTTCATTATTATCAAATATATATGTTATTTCGTCATTTTTATTAGTTAAAACTAAATTCTCGTAATATTCACTCTTTTTTAATAATAATATATTTCTATTATAATTTTCATATTTTTTAAACTTACATAATAGTTTCATTTTATCATAGAGATATTCTTTTGAAAATTCTGTTGTTTTTAGTGGGATGTCAAAAATATGAATATTTATTTTGTACATGATTTGTAAAATATCTATTATATCATCTATCTCTATTTTCTTTGTAATATAAGCAATATATCTTGGTACTGTCTTAAATTTTAAAAATATTTCCCCTCCTTTTAATTCTTTAAATAAACTTAGATTTTCTATTAAATAATCTTTAATCGCATTTATTATATCTAATGCATTCTGTATATTTAAAGCCTTTAGTAGAGTATTTAAAAAGGAATACGTACCTTGATTAACACCTATTCGATAAAAACGGTCATTTCCCTTTATAAAGTATGTATTAAATAATACACTTAAACCTGGATATAATTCTCCTAATCTATTATATGATAATATTCTTTCTGTTTTAATTTTAGCATGAGAAAATGGATTCATTGATTTTTTTTTTTCGTCAACACGTTCAATTGGTGTAGTATTTACACAACATGGGACTGAAAATTTATTATTATATGAAAAAAAAGGTGTATCCGTGTACTTTTGACAAGATTGATTAATATTATCATTATTTTTATTATAAATATCAGGAGGGGTATTACATTTAGTTTTCTGGGGTAAATTTATTATATTATATAATTCAGTTGGCTCTAACCATATATTATACGGTAAACTTTCTATTTTTTTAATTAAATTTTCATTAGTAATAGGATGCAATTTATTATCATCTGATAACCAATTATATTTTATATCATTATTCATAGAATAAATGACCTTGATAACAAATGTAGTTATAGTTTTATTATTTTGTTCTATATTTACTTTAAAATTACTTGGCTGAACAATTGTATTTAATAAATCCGGGTATATTTTTTTTATAAAATGTGGTTTTGTACGTTGATCGGCTTTAAAACAACAAATTTCATTTCCAGTCATATTTTGAACACCTGGATATGGGTATTCATTTTCATTACACATATAACTGATACCATTATATTCTAATGTATATGTTTTTATTGGTATCGTATCATCATATATCTTTGGTTGTCGATTTCCTTGGCATTTTCTAGATGTAATTTCTGCACCTGCACTTCTTAGATCTTTAATCGTACTTTTCTTAATTATAGTCTGGAGATCTTCGAATTTTTTTCTGATTTCTGGATTAATTGTATTATAAATTGCTAAAAGTTCATTGATAATTAGATTAATTTGGAAGAAATTTTTAGCATTATATATCATTATAACAGACCCTTTATTATACAAATTATCCTTAAATGATATAGATAAGTTTTCATGAACATAAAGTAAATATATTGTATCAATAGATTTTGTATTTTTTAATTCAAATCTCCTTTGAATCCATGATTTATTAATTATGTTTAAAAATGCACTCTTCTCAATATACACTGGTACTTCTGTTTTTGTATCAATACTTGTAATATATAAATTATAATTATTATCTATTAAGGGGATTTTTTGTTTTTGTAATGTTATTTTAGGCAGATTATTTAAAATAGTTATAAAATTATTAATATATTTTTTAATTAAATATATACAATTTGTGTAACTTAAATCTATATTTTTATTGGATTGTATATCATTCCATTCTACTTTTATAATATTATTAGAAGAGATACTAATGGATAAGTAATTTAAATTATTATCTATTTTATATTTTATCATTAGTCCAGTTATTTTTTTATAATATAATATATTATTTCTCTTAGTCATCATCCAATTTTGAATCTCTTTTGCACTGGCATTTGTTTTATTATAAATACGTACTAATGGGTCTTTTGTATAATCTCCTGTATTCTTCATAAATTTCTTTGAAATACCTATAAAGGGTATAGTATCGCTTAATTCTAGGTAATTATATATAGATAGTAATTTAATGTAATAATCCATATTTTCCTTAGGCTTATATGTAAGATTGATTGAATCTAATATAGGAATTACTTTGATACCTTGTTGTAATTCTCTATAAAATGACAATTCATCTGTTGCAAACGCGTTTTTACTTAAGTCAATGGCTTTATCCTCTTCATCTTGGTATTGTAATATCAGTTCATCTGCGTCTAATGTCATTTTAATGTCGTCTTGAAAAATAAAATAAGTCAGATATTTTATAATATCTAAAGTTAAATATGGATATTCTTCATAATACTTTTCAAAATTACTTTGAAAATCTAGATACAATGCATTTATAAAAAACCCATCTTTGTTTTGATTTATAACATCACTTATATTTGTCAGATATATTTCAAATCTTAACGGTGGATTATTCATTAAAATATCTGATGATATATACGAATATAAAGATTTATCAGTTAATATTATATCATTACTAATCAATTGGTTATCCGCATAAATTTTTAATTCTAATTTAAGATATTTATAATAATGTTCATTATAACTATATAATATCTTCTTATAGATTGTTTCCAAAGTGTCATCTATTAAGATAGAATATTCTAAATTTAAATCAAAACTACCATTTTCATTTGGAAATGTATTAAACAAGGTTACAAACATATCTAGACTAATTATTATTTATCAATAAAATAGTTTTTTAGATTTTTATTTTATTTTATACTAGTATAACAACAATGCTTTCAACTATCACCGCTTATGCAAAATACTTGCCAATTATTTTACTTCTTGCTCTAACTATGTTTTTGGGTTTCGGTAAAACATATATTGATACACATGCAGAAGATAATATGGTTATGGCATTTACAGCTAAACATAGACAATTATTAATGATCGCATACATTGTGTTGTCTGCAGTATATTATAAATATTTTTTAACAAAAAAAGAAGCTATGTATAGTTATGACGTGATGAATTTACCTTCTTATGATGAAGCTACATCAATTTCAATGTCATCTGACTCTAAATAAACTTAAAACTTTTGATCAAAACAAGAGGAAAGTTGGAGAGATAAGACAAAAATATAAGTTTGAGTTTAAATTACTTAAAAAAAAAAAATGATTAATTATTTTTTTTTTTATTAAACATATCCAATCCAATAAACAATAAAACAAAACAAACAATAAACTAAAATGACTCAAATTATTAAAGCTTCTGACTTAAATGTATCTGAATTAGTATTCTCTGATGTAAAAGTTGATCAACATGGTAGAAAAATCATCTATGTAAATCATAAAAATGGTAAAAAAGTTCTTATTCAAACTCCTAAAATGCTCAATGTATTTGGTGGTAAACGTTGGGTAAAAGAAGGTATGGAAGATGCATTTGAAGTAGAAATGTCATTTGCAGGTAAGGAAAGTAATCCCGAATTACAAAAATTCCATGATATTCTAGGTGAATTCGACGAAACAGTAAAAGACCAAATCATTCTTAATTCTAAAGCATGGTTAGGTAAAGCAAAAATTTCAAAAGATTCTATTAATGAAACTGAATTATATACATCTGTATTAAAATTATCCAAAGATAAAGATGGATCTATTTTAGAGTATCCAAGTAGATTCAAGGTCAAATTTGACAAAAGTAATAATTCTAATACTTTTGTATCAAATAAAAGATCAGATACACGCGCGCTTATGTTCGATGAAAATTCAGAAGAAATTGAATTTAATCAAGATAATTTCGAAAATGTAATTTGCAAATCTTCTCAACTAATTTCAGTTGTAGAATTAGTATATATTACTATTTCAACAAAAGTATCTGTTAAATTCAAGTTTTTCCAGGGACGTGTTTTCTCTAATAAAAATATTGTAAATCATAATATTATGTTACAAGATTCACAAGATAACATTGTAGATTTAGCTGACGATCTTGATAATGTAGATTTAGAAGCAGAATCTGTAGAAGAACCTGTCGAAATCGAAGAAGTCGAAGAATCTGCTGAAGTAGAAGTTGAAGAAGAAATTGAACCAGAAGTAGAAGAAGAACCAATTGCACCAGTTAAAAAATCAAGAGCAACAAAAAAAGCATAATCAACTTTTCACAAAAGTTGTAACAAAACAATCATAATTAGTAACACAATAAGAAATTTCAATTAATCAATACTTTTAATGACATTTACGAATGTCTTTGTAAAATAATCTATACAATAAATTTCCTTATTTAATTTTTTTAAATATTTATAACCACTTTCTATATTATTTAATAACATTTCGATTTCCTTTATATCATTAAAATATAATGGATATTTCTCACCAAGTAATTCTACAATAGCCGGGTGTTTATTTACAATTATAGGTGTATTACGAACAATACATTCTATCAGTGTATTTACAGCAGAACAATCAACTACATTTAAAAATACAATATTGTCAATAAAAAGTTTATCATATTCATCATTTTCTAAATGTTCTTGGAAAGTGACAGTATTCATTGTAGACTTGATATCTTTATAAAACAATTTATACCAATTATTAGTAATATTATTTTCAGGCGTTGAACAATTTGGCGTTGAACAATTTGGAGTTGAACAATTTGGCATTGAACAATTTGGCATTGAACAATTTGGCGTTGAACAATTTGGCGTCGAACAATTTGGAGTAGAACAATTTGGAGTAGAACAATTTGGCGTTGAACAATTTGGATTTGAACATAATATATTATATAATTTATTTAAGAAAAATGGTTCTGGAAAATAATTATTCATATATTTACCTTTAACGACACATTTTGTAATAGTATGTGATGTAGTTTTAAATAATCGTTCTTTAATTTTAAGAGTTGTAACATCAAGTTTATAAAAAGAATATATATCACGTAACCACCCTCCTATATGTAATAATTTTTTATCTGGATTTAATTTAAATTTCTTCATATCAAATTGAGGGACATCTATTTCTGTTGGATGTACAAAATTATATACTTTTATATTTATCCCTTTACTAAATAACATAACTTCTACCTGAGATTTAAGATATCCTGATAACACAAAAAGACCCTTACATGTTTCAAGTGATTTAATAAATAATGGATTATCAAATAATACATGACAATTGTTTTTATTATTAAACGACGTATCAAATGTATGATGAAGAAATCCAACCCATTTTTTAGTATAAGGAATATTCTCTAATAAGTTATTTATTTCAGAATTCCAAGTAAAGGTTTTATCAAGATACATATCTACGATCAAGTCGGAATGATCATTATGAAGATATAACATTTTATCATATACATATTGCCAACCAGATCGATGAACACCAGAATAATCTATTTGATCTATATGATTTATATTAAATAGTCCATTTTTATTAGACTCTAACTGGACAACTTTTTTGGTTGAAAAGTCATCTATAATCCACTTGAATTCTTGTAGATAATTAAATTCTTCAGTAAAGATTTTTGCAGTTAAACCATAATTATAAACACTATTTATATTTTGCGTAAGATGATAAGATACAATTTGGACAATTAATTCCTTTGTATCTGTATCTTTAATATTATACAAGTGAGAATATCCTTTATTATTTGAAATAGCTAAAATACGATTGTAGACGTCACTTGAAATATCATCCGCTGATTTATAATATTTTTTTATTTTAGATGATTTTTCGTAAGGTAATTCTATTACATTTATTAATTTATAAATTACATTATTCATTTCTTTACCAAATAAAAATGTATTAGTATTTTGCAATTGAAGTAGATTTGCTGTATAATTAGTAACTAATAATTCAAATTGTTTAAGTAACGTATCGTAATCAATATTGATCGGTAGATCCTTTGAATTTACTTCTAATTTGCATCCGTGATTCCATGATATATCTAATAATAGATTGTTTATTTTTCTAGTAGTAAAAAGTGGTAGAAACGGAATATTATTATGTATGGCGAATAAACATGCGTGAAATCGCATAGCAATAACTGCATATGATAGACTGATAATAATATTAGTATCAACTGGCTCTAATTTCGAATCAATTAATGTAATATATTTTTGCAAATCATTTGAAATTAAATTATATATATCTCTATTTATAAGGATGTCATTTTCATTGGGATTTATGTTATTTGTATTAAAAGGTAATAATACAATATGATATCCTTGATGTATTAAGGTTTCTATAAATTTATAAATAGTAGTTATAATATTTTGATAATTTTGGAGGTAATCTTTATGATATATATGCCTCGATAAACAAAATGTAATGATTTTAGATCCATTATTTTGAATTGTGACTCCTGTGTTTTTTTTTAATAATTGATATTTCCCGATAATATTTAGTTCATTGAATTGTGTAATAAAATATGATAAATCTGGAAGATAAAATATTTTTGAAGGATAATAATGCTCTTGTAATATTTCAAGATCTTGTTTTGTACGTATAAAAATGTAATCAAATATATCTAATTTTGAAGTATTTAAAATATTTATATATGGAATCCCTACAGATAGACCAATTATTTTATTCGGTTTTGAATTAAATTTTGCAATTATTTTATCTAAAAAATAATTATTTAAAACATCTCCACCTCCTACTATAATAATATCAGTGTTTTGAAAGGGGTGAGTTTCCAATAGGTCACTATCAATAAAAGTGACATTATACTTTGGTATATATTTCTTTATTAAATATGTAATAGTATCTTTGTATTGTTCATCTCCTATATTATTATGATTATAATAGCCAATTACATATATTTGTGAGTCCATTTAATATAATACAATAATTAAATTAAACTTTTAAAAAAAAAATAAAAAAATGAATTCAAAATTTATTTATTTTCTACAATTATATTCAAATGTCATTTATTAAAAATAGTGGATCTGATCGTTATACTATTTTCCCAATTAATTATCCAGGATTATGGAAATTTTACGAAGATCACCTAGCATCATTTTGGACTGTAAATGAAATCAAATTAAGTGATGATCTTGTTGATTGGAATTCTAAATTAAATGACAATGAGCGTTTTTTTATCAAGAATATCCTTGCATTTTTTGCTTCTAGTGACGGTATGGTAAATGAAAATTTAGTTTTAAATTTTTATAACGAAGTTCAGATCCCAGAAGCACGTAGTTTTTATACTATTCAAATGATGATGGAAACTATTCATAGTCAACAATATGCTTTATTAATTGATACATATATCACTAATACAGAAGAAAAAAAACATTTATTTAATGCCATGGAAACTATTCCTGCTATTAAAAAAAAAGCAGATTGGATTTTAAAATGGATTGAAGAGGGATCAACCATTATTGATACATTACCACCAAATATTGTCGCTGATATTACAGCATTACATAATATTAATAATAGTGCTTTATCAAAGGATACATTTGACTTTTTTATTAAAAAAAGACCTTCATTTCAACAAAGATTAATTGCATTTATTTGCGTAGAAGGTATCTTTTTCTCAGGTGCATTTTGTGCAATTTACTGGCTTAAGAACCGAGGATTAATGCCGGGACTTGCTACTGCAAATGAATTTATATCACGTGATGAAAATTTGCATGCCTCTTTCGCAATTTCGTTATTTAAAATGGATTCCTCGTCTATTTCTGAAGAGACAGTTCATAATATATTTAGAGAGGCTGTTTCGATCGAACAGGAATTTATTACAGAATCATTACCTGTTTCACTTATTGGTATGAATTGTAAATTAATGTCTGAATACATTGAATATGTAGCTGATAGATGGTGTGTTTTATTAGGATATTCTAGAATATATAATACAGAAAATCCATTTTCCTTTATGGAAATGATTTCTCTTAGTACTAAAGAAAATTTCTTTGAATTAAATGTTTCTCAATATTCAAGAAGTGGTGTAGGAATCCCCGAAGAAAAGATGAAAATTACCTTTGATGAAGACTTTTAAATCAACATATTTATTTAATTATTACTTAAAATAATTGAAGAATATAATATAATATTTTTTAGAAAAAATAAAAGCTATTTATTTTCTCATTGATCTTTTTTTAGATGCTTTCTTAGATCTCTTTCTCATTTTTCTTGAACTTGCTTTCTTTGATGCCTTTTTAGATGCCTTCTTTGCTTTCTTAGATCTCTTTCTCATTTTTCTTGAACTTGCTTTCTTTGATGCCTTCTTAGATGTCTTCTTAGATCTCTTTCTCATTTTTCTTGAACTTACTTTCTTTGAAGATTTTTTAGATGTCTTCTTAGATCTCTTTCTCATTTTTCTTGAGCTAGTTTTCTTTGAAGATTTTTTAGATGTCTTCTTAGATCTCTTTCTCATTTTTCTTGAACTTACTTTCTTTGAAGATTTTTTAGATGTCTTCTTAGATCTCTTTCTCATTTTTCTTGAGCTAGTTTTTTTAGATACTTTCTTTGAAGATTTTTTAGATGTCTTCTTAGATCTCTTTCTCATTTTTCTTGAGCTAGTTTTTTTAGATACTTTCTTTGAAGATTTTTTAGATGTCTTCTTAGATCTCTTTCTCATTTTTCTTGAGCTAGTTTTCTTAGATACTTTCTTTGAAGATTTTTTAGATGTCTTCTTAGATCTCTTTCTCATTT